TAATTTAACTAAATTATTTTCAACTCTTGCTGTTATAACACCAACAACACTATTACTTAAACCAGATGATGTATCAACATAAGTTTGAGAAATTGTTGTATCTGTTCCATCATAATCAACAATTACCTCGTTATAGTTCATTTCTTTTGTCAAACTATCTTGAACTAATACAGAAGCATGTAAACTATTAAAATCGTATGAAGGAACTTCAATAATAGACGAAGTTGTGAATCCGACGGTTGTTGATCCAACACCAGCATTTACACCAGTTAAATCAACACTACCGATTCCGTTTGTACCAATACCTGTTAAATCTGTATTGAAATCAATTTTAAGAAGTTTTATGTCATGATCTTTTAAGAATTTTTCTGTTGGAGTGAATAAAAGATTTTTAGTTCCTGTTGCTAAAATTTCAGTACTAAAATCACCTAATTTAAGTGTTGTAAAATCAGTTGTTTTTTCAAGAATAAATGCATCATTTTCAGTAGTTAAAGTTACGATTTCTGAGAATTGAATATCAAAAGTATCAGGATCAATAATTTGTACTAGGTAATTTGCAAAATCTTCAATTAGAGGTTCTATAACAGTATTAGTGCTTTCAAATCCTTCACTAGAAAAATCATCACTTATATCATCGTGTAGTAAAACTCTATTTGTTTTGCATCTTGTAAAGTCGGTTAAAGTTCTATTTTGAAGTGTTAAAAACTTAGAACCATTAATTCTTGAGTCATAATCCTTTGCAAAGTCAAAATTATTAATCGCATCTACTCTCTGTTTATCATTAAGCTCAAGTACGTTACCTACATCTAAAACAACACTTTGATTTGATTCACGAACTGTTCCAAATCCAACTTCAATATTAGATGTAATTGTAGTATCAGAAAAATTCTTGAGTCCAGATGGATGAACTAAACGATTTATCGGATTAACAAATTTTTCCCATTCAATTGAACTCTTAACTGTATAAGATAGGTTCTGATAATAATCATTGTCAGGTATAACTTGGTAATCTTCATTTAACTTACCTATATCATCTAACCATCCATACTCTTGCCTGTTTGAAAAATCAGTTGTGAATTTTGCTTGATTATCTACAATACTTGTTATTTCAGCAGATACGTTACTTAATTCACCTTTAATTCTGTCACCAGTTCTTATTTTATACTTACCATCAATTTTTATATAATCATTTCTTACTTCAATAACTTTTAAATCAGTAATGACATCGCCAATTATCAATGTTTCTTTTAATTCAAAAACACCTCTTGATTGAATTGGTTCAATTACTGGATACTTTTTCTTATTAATTAATGTAGCATATCCAGACTGGAATGTTTTAGCAATTCCAGGATTTGTTGTAACACCTGCTGTACTAAACTCTACTATACATTGAGTTCCAGCAGTGTAGTTAACTACATCGAAAAATTCATAATTATAATTATCGGAATTGTATCCAGTTCCTTCAACAGTAGTAGTAGTGGATATTCCTCCACTTAAAGTACCAATTCCTGCTTCACCTACTCTTTGTATACCTTCAACATAAATTTCATCTCCAGTCGCAAATGGTTGAGTATCAAATCCATTAATTGGAGTTTCAAGGAAACAAGTTACAATACCAGAATTACTAATTAAAACTGAGTTAATTCCAACACCATTTGAATTGTTAATTGAAATTATCTTATGTACAACTGAGTCTAATCCAGTAACAGGTGATAATACATCAACTTGTGATATAGTTTGGTTAGGTGTTCTAGCTTGTAAAGAGAGATTATCAACAACTGTATTTGATATAGGATTGAATACAATTAAGTTAGGTGTGCTCATATAATCAGCACCACCACTTACAATATTAACTGAATCAATAATATCGAGATTATCAATATTAACAACAGGTGATATAAATGCCTCTGGACTTAAGGTTTTATCTGAAGAATATTCATAACCTATATCAACTGTTCTTATTTTTTTAATTCTTCCAATATTTCTTGAAGAAGCAATTATATTTGCATCAGTTCCACTTACACTATTAATCTTTTTAAATTGAGGTAATTTTTTATAGTTAAATCCTGGTGAAACTATTTTTAAATCTTTTATCTGACCGTGAACTGCTGTTGACTTGGTAGAGTATTCTAATTTTTCACAATCACTATTTGTATAACTTAAAAATTCTGGTATTACAGGTGAAAAATCAAAGGTGTCATCAGTTACGTTAAATATTTTATACTCATTATTATACTTACTATCAATAAATCTTATTTCTGAATAATTTGATACCTCAGTATCTGCAGTGCTTATAAATCCACCTTTGGTTAAACCATAATATAGTGTACCTGGCGAAGATGTTGAGTATTGAACTGTAAGTGCAGCACCTATAGGATCGGTATTATTAGTAGCAATACCAACTGTACCACCAGTACCAACATTAAATGCACTTGAATCTTGTGAACTTAAATATTCGTTTGTGAGATTTCTGTCATAAAATAATTTAAAGTCAAAATTTAACAAGGTACTACTTGTTAATCCAAAGTTTAATTTTGAATTTTTAACAACATCAATTCTTGGATTAATTAATGCAATTGATTGGTTTCCACCAGTGTTTGCTGTTATATTTACAGTTCTTACTGGATTTGATTTGTTATCTTCAATAGTCTCTGAAAGTTGGAATCTTCTACTACTAACTCTATTAACAAAGTATGTTCCTGTACTTAATCCAGTTGCAGCACCATCATAAAATACTTTATCTCCAGTTTCAAATCCATGATCAACTATATCAATCTGATTAGTTTCAATATCAGAGGCAGTAAACAATATTGGATCAATAATTAACTTTTCAAATTCAGAATTGTAATTAACAGACACAGGAGTTGTGGTACCATTTCCAACATTTAAACTAGGTACTACATTCATTCTGATAGTATCACCTTCAACTAGATTATGAGTAGTTGTATTTGCTGCAGATACATTTGTTGATACTGTTGTTGTAATTTTATCAATATCACCAGTTATTTGTTTTTTATCTGTTTGGAAGAAATATAATCCTGAAGAAATTCCAGAATTAGATCCATTGCTATAAAAATATAAACCCTCGCTTGTGCTTCCAATTCCAACTCTAGTAGTTAAAATACCAATATTATCTTGACCTCTATTAATAACATATACATCGAGTGAATTTTGTCCTAAATGTGGTACTTTAAATTCAGTCACTAATGGTGTAGTACCTACATCAAACCTATTTGCACCATTTCTTTTATTTAATGTAATTTTTTGACCTGTCTTAAATGGATGGTTTGGAATACGGATTGTTCTTGTTGGTATTGATACTACTTCTTTCAAATCACCAACAAAGGTGTCTACATCTACAGCACCACCATTTGTAGTTCCAACACCAACTGATTGAGGACCATTAAAGTAAATTAACTGATTTGGTTCTGATTCAAATTTTGTTGTTTTAACAGGTATACTAATTTTATTATTCAGGGCATCAATATTAGATCCAGCAGTATGTGCGACACCTGTATGTCTTAATACTCTAATAACTTTCCTTTGATCAAATACATCTAATACTCTTACTTCCTCAACATCTGTTACATTTCCTGAACCAATTCTAATAGAACCACCTATTGCAACATTAGTTGGTAATCTGTTTACATGTATATCTTGAATTAAACCATTACCAGATCCAATTGTCATTGTTTTTGAAAGTCCAACTCTATTAGTTGTGACACCAACTTTAAATGAATTAGTTAAATTTACGATAGAGCTACTTAACCCAGATATGGATACGGATGTTTGATCATTCAACTCCATAAATGGTAAAAACTGTGCTGTTACTTCGTCATAATTATTCCAAGTAAAAATAGCATTTTCAAATGTATTGATATTTGTATCAATACGAGAAATTCCAATACCAACTATCTCATCAACTTCTGCACGGAATCCAGAACCATTTGTTCCTTCATCATCAAAATCTGTGGTGTCTCCCACTTTATATCCTGTACCACCATTTAAAATTGTAAATCCATCAACACCACCCTTAGTGACCGCTTCAATTTTTGAAATTTGTCTTATCTTTTCATAAGATTCTATGACAAAATCATTACCTGCAAATTTTTCATCCACATTGTATGGTAAAGTATTTCTTCTTAATCCAGAATTGTTAAAATCAAATTCTTGATTTAATATTTGATTTTCTGCTATGAATGGTGAACGATATGTATTACCAATAAAGTATGGATATTTACCCTCTAATTTATTTGTACCTGTTCCTAATCCAACAGTAGAGAAGTATGCGTATACACCATTTGGAAATTCTGGTGTTTTTCCAAATCTTCCGTTATGAATGTCTAAATCCCCAGTTCCATCATATACATGATCTTCGACAAAAAATCCTGCAGAATAACCTGGTGGACGATTTGTAACTCTATTAATATTAGTTACATATGATGGTGTGATTATTTTTAATGTAGAGTTAATATTATCTGGATCTGAATATCCAAAAGGACCATATATTGGATTTCCATCATATGCCCAACCAACAATTGGTGAGTGACCTGTTATGTTACTAAATTCACCACTTGAAGTGACATTAAATGTATTTTCAAAATTATTAGCAATATCTTGAGAGTAACCTAATATACTGAATCTTAATGAATCTTCTTTTGTAGATAAGAATGAATCCCCAAATCTGTGAGTATTATTCAATGTTAGAGATCTAACTCTTGCTGCGTATGATCCGTTGGAACCTCTTGGAAATCCCCTTACCTCTGTTGATACGCTACTATAACCAATACCTGTGTTTGTTACTATAGCATCGATAACCTGTCCATTTTGAATAACTGGACGAACAACAGCACCTGCACCACCACCTGTTGACGTAATTCTAATTTCAGGACTTGAATTATATTCTCTTCCTCTATTAACAACAGCTACATCTGTAATTCTTCCATTTACAATAATTGGTTTAAATTCTGCATACCTACCATTTTCAATAGTAACTTTAGGAACAACTTCTTTATCTAAAGTGGTAGAACCATAATTTGTTCCTTCTTCATAAAGATATCCACCAATTAATTCACCAGTTACTACAGGAGTAATTACAATATTACCAGTAATTGTTGAACCATAAGAAACATCAACATTTACTGTAATCTGAGGAAAATTAAATATTTGGAATCCTTCACCATTTGAAGTAAAATCAACATATTTACCTCTATTGAAATTTGTATTAGAGGTTCCACCAATTCCAGCGTCTGCTAACTGGAAAGTATCATCTGTTAATTTTTTAATATAATAAGATGACGTAGTGCTTAATCCTTGTATTACTGTTGTTTCTGCAGAATATTCTACAATTTCTCCACTATTAAAACCATGATTTTTAAACGTGATGACATTCAATGAAGTTGATATACCAGCAGGTTTAACTCTTAACTTTCGGTGTGTGTATCCAGAACCCTCTTCTAAAACTTTGACTGCAACTAAAGTATTTTTACTTTCTGTTGTAAATTTATGAATACCACTTGCAGCGGTATCTGTAGATAATCCAACAGTGTTTATACCAGTGGTTCCAAACAATGCATCTGTTGGAGTATTAAATATCCTAACTGTTGATGGATTTATAGATCTTACATAATATGGAGCACCATCAGATAATGTTCCACTAATTTTATTTTCAATATCAAATGCAGTTCCAATACCGATTGGACTATTTCCATTAGATCCATAATATATGAGTTGCCCATCAGTTAAATTATGATTAGATTTAAAGGTAATAGTTTCATTTACTATATCAACCCCACCATTAAAGAAAATATCTCTGCTATCAAATAGAAGTTCTCTGTTTCTAGTTCCTAATATTGGTTGTAATACACATCCATTTCCGTTACCACCTGTTAATGAAATACTTGTTACTTGATCAATATCAAATTCTTGAGGATCAACAAATACTTCTTTGATTGTACCTTGAATTACTGGTTCAACTGCAGCACCAACTCCACTACTTGTTTCAATTCCAACAATGGGTGGATTTAAAACATCGTATCCATTACCACCATTTAATAAATCAACTGACTCTAAAGGACCATAATATATCTGATTATCTGAAATAGGTGAGCGAATTTGTACACCATTGATTAATATTCCAATATCATTTGTAGGTATGTCTTGATTTGATGCTACAAAAAGATTTTGTGATAATGGAAACTTCCTTATAATTTTATCTGGTTCTAATATTCTACTTGAATGTTTCTGTAAAACGAATCTATGAATATCAGTTGTGGATGTAGTTGGACCAACTTGAACTGTACTTGCAGATCCGATTTGAGCTAAAGAATTAAATATTCTAATTTTTGTAATGTCTTGACCTGGTTCAGGTATAACAGGATCTACAAAGTATGTTCTTCCAGTATCTAAACCAATCAGTCCTCCACCTTCAGGTTGATATGTAACAGCATCACCTTGTATAAATTTTATATTTCTTGAAAGAGGGAAATTAATAAAACTATATCGATCATTTAAAGGATTAAATGCGTCTAATCCAGCAGCAGTTCCTCCAGTAAGAGTCTCTTCAATAATATCAGTTGTTATATCATAACTTGGTAGAGAATTTGATGCAACATAACCATCAGTGTTTCCATCAACATAAACACTCAAAGTGTCTGCAATAATATTATCATTACCCTTTGCTATAGACACACCTGAACTAGATACCTTTTCAATTTTTCTACGAATATCATATTCTTGATTTGCATTTTGTGTAAATCCAGCAATGTTTGAAACTGTTATCTGATTTAAGGTTGTGTTAATACTCGCAACAGTACCACTACCAGCAATAACCTGTTCGTTTCTCTTTAAGATATCGAATCGATCACCAACTTTAAGAGATGATTTATCAATCGGTGTCTTTAAAGTAAATGTTGAACTACCTACTGGAATATCAACTTGAAATCTTGAACTTGTATTGTAAATCCATGAATTTGAAAAAATTTGTTTATAATTTTCACTATCATTTTCTATTTTTTCACCAATATTTTTAACGAAGAAGTTTTCACCTTCATTAATTAAACTAATATCTGTAATTGGAACTAACTCAGATAATACACCAGTAATTCTTAAATCAACTCTTTTTGTTAAATCTCCATTTTCATATCCAAAGATAGTCTCATTATCTCTAAGGTCATCTGCAGTTCCTATACCAACTCCTACACCAGTGCATCCAAAAAATTGATTTATTGATTTTGAAGTATAATCAATTTTAGAGTTAGATCCACTGATGACAGTTCCAGTAGTACCAAAACCAACAGTTGAATCAACATTTATTATTGTTGCACCTGCATCAACTTTATCAAGAACTCTAGTCTTACCTGGTACTGTGAATACACCCTCAATCAAGTCACGATCACTAAATCCAACAAACAATGCAATTTTATAATAATTTCTACCTTCTCTTTTAATTATTTCTACTTCTGAAACTGACGCATTAGTTGAAGTGTCAGTTGATTTAAATATTGTTTGACCTGTTAAGTTTTGAGGTTCACCAGTTCCAATTACATCAGCAACTACAACTTCACGACGTATAAATTCTGCATCAGAAGGTTTAATTAGATTTCCTTCTAAATCAAGAACTCTTGAATCAACTCCATATAATACTTTAAATAATATTCTAATCGACTCCTCTACACCTTTTGACTGATAGAAAGAGCGAGCAAACTTGACAAAGTTACCTACATCTAAGTTTGATGCAAATTCTTCGTTTTCTAAACCAGGTAAAAAAGTTTTCTTAAGTTTTTTGAAAAATTCTTGTAAAAATAATACAGATAAGTTTGTAACAGTTGTATTAGATGTATGAGTTTCTGCTGTTGTGTTGTCAAAAATTAAACTTTCACGATTAATCTCCAAGAGTGAAGAAGATATTCCAACATTATAACCTGATATACCACTAAAACCACGAATACAACCAGTAAATGTTGTAGAAGTTATTCCTGTATAAGATATGATTTCATCATCAATCTTAAGTAATCCATACTCTGATGGAAATCCCTTTGTGCTAGGAACATTTATGGTAGTATCTGTTAAAGAGATATCTGCGGAAGTAGTTGTAAGACCTACTACAACTTCAGGTACTAAGTTATCTGGTTTTAAATACTGGTCAAAATTATTAATTAAATCACTTGCTCCTCCCTGAAATTCTTGAGAGATATAATATTGCTTCAAAAACTCAGCGGCTTTTGGAAAATCAGTCACCACAAACTCAGGTAACTGATTCTCAATAATAGTATTGACTTTTATTCTTTTGTCAATATTTGACATAAATTATTTCCTCTCTAAATCTCCATTAGAGTAACTTGATGTGTAGTAATCTCTTGTAAATACAATTCCTGAAACATCTTCACCTGAAGCGATTACGTCCTTATTCATATTTATTACAGTATTTGAAACATCAAAACTCAAGTAAAGATCCTTTAACCCAACAACATCATTTGATTCTGGGAAGGCTTGAACTTCAACAATATTATTTTGTGCAGTTGTTGATGTAATATTGATGGTGTTTAGTATTACCTCACCTTTTTTATAATCAACAACACCAGCCTCTTTAACTAAAACCACTTGTTGACCTCTATCATTTTTTGTTACTACACTGAGTGTTCCTAACATACTTCCATCTAAATTACCAGAGGCATCTTTATTAGGAATATCGGTTATATACGCAACGTTTGAAAATCCAGTGATAGTAAATCCTGTACTCTTGATATTATAACCTGCTGGATTAACATAAAAACGATTACCAAAACATAACTCATATTGTGCAAATTGATTAAGTAGAGCCTTCATATCTCTTCTGACAATTACTTTTGTTATATTTGACGTAATTCCATTATCAACTCTGTCAATCAAAGTGTTTATTTTACTATATTTAAATCTACCACCAAACTTATTAATTTCAACATTTTTAGAATATTGATCTAATGAGTTTATAATCTCAGTTCTTAAATTTGCAGCAGATGCAATTTGAGCAGGATTGTAATATATTGTTGAGTTTAATTCCACATATAGTATCTTCAAGTCAACTATTTCAGAATTTATACCAGCAATAGCGTAACTCTTCAATTTATTTTTAATTTGAGACTTATCAAAATCTGATACAAATGTTCCGTTTTTTGGTTTAATACTAATTTGAACTTTACCAAATTGTGGT